CAAAATGGCTTATCCCAAAGACCTCTGGTGTCTCACCACAGGCTATTACTAACTCTGCTGGTGAAAAAGTTTATTACAATCCAGCAGGCGGTGAGCCAAAACAAGTAGCAGGCGAACCTATTCCTGCTTATGTTATTGATAACATTCAAAGAGTTCAGGCAGAGATGATGGATGTTTCAGGCATTCACTCTGTTTCTGTTGGTAAGAGAGCAGTAGGTATTGTGTCTGGTAAGGGCATTGAAGCCCTACAAGCAGGCGATGCTTCACAACTCCAACTAACACAACAGTCTTTGGAACAGGCAGTCAAGAAGATGGCTGAAACTGTTTTGGTTCTAATGAAAACTTATTACAAAGAACCTGTGTTTATGCGAATGTTAGACACACAAGGTGGAGCAGTTTTTAGAGAAATCAAACAAACAGACATTGTAGATTTCCCAGAGGTTTTTGTTGAGGCAAACTCACTATTCCGCAACGAACTACCCGATAGAGATGCGAAGGTAGTAGAGATGCTACAACTTGGTCTCATAAGCCCACAGGAAGCCCTCAAAGAACTTTCTTTCAAGACAGGTGGTATGACTACCGTCTTGGATAAAATGGCTGCTACAAGCGAAGCGAAGGACCTTATTGAAGGCATCAAGAGAGGTGGTGAGGTTGAGATTTACTCAACTGATGACTTGGATGCTTTCAGTAGAGTTTTTGGAGACTACATCAAAACTGACGAGTTCCAAGAACTACCTATGGAGATGCAAGACTACATTAGCGATGTGTTCAACTCAATAGCCGCTTATGGTAAAGGTCCAGAAGCATTAGCACAACTTACAAGAAATAAGGTGTTCCCACCTGACCCTGTTGATGAAGACACAGCAGGAAAGGTTATGGGAGCATTAGGTTCTGGTCAAGGACAAATGCAAGTTCTCCAAGAGGTTGGTGATAGACGACAAATGGAAGCGATTGACCCAGCATTACAAGAACTTGTAAAAGCAACAGAAGCACCAAGAAGCGATGCCGAAGGCATTTCTGCTTATGGTAGAAAAGGAATAAATCCAAAAGTTAGTGGAGGCATAGGCGGATAATGACTATTCAAGACATAGCAAAACTATTTAGACAGTATGTGGATGAACCACATAAAACATTTTTGACGGACAGCGATGTAAGCCTCTACCTAAAAGTGGCTTATGACCAGTTTAGAGAAATAGCAACACAGGCAGACCCTAAAACATTTGAGACAGTTCTGGCTTTCTTTCCACTAAATGGAACACAAACAGAACTTGACTTGACTGTTAGTCCTATTGTTGCTGGTGGTTCTAATGCTATTCTTGGTTCTACTGCCTTTACCAACGGAGACGGAATGCTTCGTCTTACAGAGATAGTTCAGCAAGATGGACTTGGAACAGGCAACATTAGACAGATTTTGAGAGGGGCTGGTTCATTCAATGACCTTTATGTTCCAGACCTTTTATCTGCTCCAACCTATTTACTAAACGGACAAACACTATTCTTCTCACAACCACTATCAGGCAACTTTACTATTCGTGGAGTAAAACAGCAAGACCCAACACTTTGGTCTAACCTTGCTTCTACTGCTCACCCTGATGACCTGAATAACTACCACGACCTTATTGCTCTTTTGGCTTACAGAAACTATGCTGTAAGAGACGGAGCATTAGCACAAGCAGCAGAAGCACAAATGGCTCAACGAATGAATGAGTTCAAAGAATACATCCAGTTTGGTAGAGAGATGCGAGGCAGCAATAGAGTTCTCGTGGAAGACCACGATGTTTATTACTATTAGGAAATAACTAAATGGCGAACACAGAAACAATAGACATTCAGCCCGTAGGCATTTCCTACGAAGAACCAGAGCGAGGAGCATTCATAAAGAACTGCTACCGCTTACCTCCTAACACTTGGCAAGTAAGAGAAGGCTTTGGTCGTGTTTATTCTTACAACACATCTTACAACGAGATTTCAAAAGACGGTTTTATCACCCCCCTGAACTACGGTTATGTGAAGCACTTGGGTTCTTGTTCTTTTACTACCTCCTTTGGGAACAGGCAAATCCTTTCCCTTCACATAGCCGTAGTTTCATCACTAAATAGAGATGGTGCTGATAATGCTACACAACAAGAAAATGTCGTAAATGCTAACAAAAAAGATGTAGTTAGTGAGGTTTCACACCAGTATGTTGTCTCTATTTACGACATTACGACAAATAGACATTACGAACAAATAATAACTGGATTTACCAGTGAGATTGACGAAGCCATTCCTATGGAACAACAAACAGGTTTTTATGATAGGGACTTGTCTTTCTCTTCTAACACAAAAGTCTTTCCAGTAAATCCAGATGCGGAAGAGAGTTTTTATTGGGCTGAACTAAACTCTCCAACCGCTGGGGATGTGATTTATTTTGGAACTCCGCTACTTGGTCTTTATGCTTACAGACCAATAGTGTTTGATGCTCCCCCAGACACACAAGTAGAGACTACACTGCTTGGTGCTTACCACTACACACTCGGTGGAATGATGGGGAGAAATGGTTGGAGTGAAACACCCTTTATTGAAAAAGCCTCCGCAGGGGAAGGCATTTTACAGGGTGGTTTTACTTATCTAAACCAAACAGAGTTCCCCGTCCCCACAGACATTACAGCAATAAACAACCGCTTGGCTCTTGCCTACGGCAGAGATGTTTATTTTACTGACGAGTTTGTTGGTGCTGCTGTTATTAGTGATAACATTTTAGAAATCCCCACAGATAAAGAGATAACAGCCATTAGCGAAATAAACGGTGTTTTACTTATCTTTACCCCTACGGAAACATTTCTTTACCAACCCTCTGTTGGAACACAAATCCAAACAGCAGGACGACTAATAAAAATGAACTCTAACTGGGGTTGTCTCAATAGTCGTTCTCTAATAAAAGCAGAAGACTTACTCTACTGGTGTGATGAAAATAGTTTTTATGTGAGTGATGGAACAAAGATAGAAGACATAGGAGACCCTATTCGTCCTATTTTTCGTAGGTTTATGGAAACTCCACAGACTACTTACAACAGAAGCACACCAAATGGTTGGATGAACACAGCCGAGTTAGTCAATAGTCCAAAAATAAAATACGACTGGATAAGAAAGCAAAACCTACACTTTACTAAAAACCCACTAAATAAACTGGTAATGTGTGTTCTACCAGAACAAAAAGTTGCTTTTGCTATTGATAACAATAAGATGATGACCTTGTGGTCATTTGAAGCAACTAATAGAGTAGAAACTATTTTAGAAGGTGAAGAAGCCCACTACATAAAAAACTTTTCAGCACTTGCTGATGACTTTGCAATAGTTGATAACGATAATGACTTGTTTATTATTGACTTGGAAAGCAAGACCTACAACATCGGTGCTTTACCACAAGATAACCCACACAACATTATTGCGAGACCAGTAAATGTTTATCAATGGAAAGTAGGTGGAGCATTAGACTTTGACCAAACATACAGAGAAGATAAAAAAGTTTATTCTCATTCATTGAGAGTTCTACAAAACGAAAGCGATGAGAAGAGATTTGCTTTTGCTATTGGTAAGCCAGTTCAGGTTTATGACGGCATTCAAAGCGACAACGACACTCGCTTTGGTCAAAACACAGCAAACACTACAAATAGTCCTTGGTTTTTAGTTCCCTTTGGTGTTTCAGTTCAGCAAGACCTTATTGGAACTATGGCTATTGACCTAACTTATGATAGCACAAGATGGTTTGTTCCTACCTTCCCTGACGGTGGAATAAACTATTTAGACATTATTTGGCATCCAAATAGGCTACAATCAACAATAAACTTTGGTTGGACAGCACCAGCAGTAGGTAGTAGAATTTATGAACCAGCAGCAGGAAACATAGTAATAGAATACAACGGTGCTGCTACTCCTACTCCTTTTGGTAATAACCTAAATGTTCTAAACCAGTTTCAGGTTTTATTCTGGTTGCCTATGTGTCTAAAAGCACCAGAAACATCAACATTAGGAATGGGCTGGGGAGTGAATAGTGCTACAATGAATGCCACTCCTGCCGTTGTTTTAGCAACAGAAATCGCTGGTGTAGAAAGAGATAGCGAACATCCCACACCTTATCCTGTTGAGTGGGTCTTACAACCACTACCAGTTACTGGCGATAAAGGTGAGCAAGTAAAAGCCAGAGGTGGTTTCTTGTCTATCTTCTCACACGGACCTTACACATCTACTGGTCTTGCTAATGATGATAGAGGCTTGGTAAATGTTCAGGTGTCTTCCAACTACAACAACTATCAAGGACAAATAGTAGATTTCACACAGACACCACCCGCTATTCAAGACATTGATGATGTGAGAGACATTTCAGCAGGCTCATTTACTAATGTTGGTGGGCAACTACAACCAAAAGTTTTCAATAACCCACAAGCAACTTATGCCGATTTGAGTAATAGTCCAACAGGTGGAACAGTTTTGGTAGATGGAGAGGAATACTATGAGGGCAGTTTCTCAACCTCTACCAAAGGAACAAGTTTCTTTATCACACTTTATGGTTATGCCGCAGACATAGCAAATAGAGTTCTAATAAAGAACATTTCAGCGGCTTACAGAGTAGTAAGTCAAAATAGAAGAAGATGGCGACATAATCAAGGAGACAACTAATGCCCACTAAAAAAACAACTCAACAGAAAATCAGCCCAACAAAGAAAGCAGCACCAGCAGTAAGTCTGGATAACGAACTACAACTTGATAGTAAAGTAAGAACTTTGTTTGGTGTTTCACAAAACTTGGTAAGTGAAGCAACAGAAATAAAAGTTAGAGGAACTGACCCACAAAAGTTTTTATTATTTACCGATAACGAATACTTGTTTGATAAGTTTGTAGATAGATGCGACTTTCAGGTTATTCAAGGTAGCAACTATCCTGTTGTAAAACCAGTAAAAGATAGCATCTTTATTGGAAACGGAACATCTCCTATTATCTTTGAAAACTGTGAGTTTTTCTCAACTAAACAAGAGCCTATTTTTAGCATTCAGTCAAATAGCAAAGTTTTATTCAAGAACTGTGTTTTTAGAAAACCAAATGGCTCACACCCAGTAGCAGGCATCTCGTCTTACATTTCAGTAGGAGCAACCTCAAAAGTTTCTGTTGTTGGTTGCTGGTTTATGGGAACACAAACGGCTGGTTCAGCAATCAATAATGCTGGTGTCCCTGCTAATGTTACTATCAATGGTGGATACAACACCACAGGTGTTGCTCACATCAACACAACAGGGTTTGGAGAACTAACATAATGTCGGCAAATAAGCGAATAACAACAGAACAATTTACTGATGGTTCTACTATTGACGGAACACGAATAGAAAAAGCCTATGACGACACTTATCAAAAACTAAATAACATTGATAAGAATGACCTAAAACAAATCTTTGTTCCAAGAACCATCTACACAGGTTGGCAAACAGCACATTTTAGCGAAACACAAGAAAGTCCAGATGTTCTGGTCTTTCCACTTGGAATGTTTATGCCTCTTTACAACTCTTTTGATAGAGATGTTACAGGAGTTACTGGTGGTAGAACAGAGGTCAATAATAAATGGCGGTGGAAAGGAACACAAATCTTCAATGCTGGAACTGTTGCTACACCCGCTGGTTCTCACGACCTTACTACCTACAACGGCACAGATGTAGTCGGTAGAACTTTTAGTTTTTATTTTGAGAAGCCTTGCATCATTACAGACATTTCTATTATCTGGGAGGTTGATAACTACACAGGTTTGAATAGAGAACCAATAAATGATGGCGACCCACCTACCAACATAGAAAGAAGCAGAGAACAAGTGTTCTGGTGGGGTCAATGTTATTTGGATAGTGTAATGTTCCCAGAAGACAAAGAAAAAGGTTCTATTGTTTGGAGAAGAACACAGACAATAGATAGCCCTGACGAGGCTACTGGTGAAAGATTACCCAGAAGCGACAAAAGAGCATTTTCTATGATACCAAGAGCGGCATTACCAAACTCAAACGACTTTCTTTATGACCGTTCTACCCGTGTTCCAGTAAATGATTTTAGACCAAACGATTATCAAAACTCTCTTGTTGCTCCTTCACCAACAAATACACCAAGCAACCACCCACTTTATCAACATTGGTGGGACAAAAACCTAAACATCCCTATTCCACAACAAAGTAGAATACATTTTGGTTTAGGTTGTGCTATTGAAAGCACAGCCAGTGGTGCTTTTCTTGTGTTCCAAGACGACAGCAACTTTCATAGAGGTTATCGTTTCAACCTTGCCGTAGGCATTTTAGAGACTATTGAGGAATAATAAATGGCGAAGATAAATAACCCAAAGTTTGGTAGAGGACAGAAACTATCTGCTCAACACATAGCAAATAGCAACGACCCTATTCAAACTTTATTTACTGATAAACTTGATAGAGACAACCTAAAA